AGCTTTTAAGTCATCAAGTTCTTTGAAATCTTTTGTCACATTGGTTGTTATGTCCGAATTTACATTAAGTATTTTTAAGATGTCTTCACATCTCCTCATCTCCTCATCAATCTTACTCAGGCTCTCTTTCTTAATTCTACAATCATCAAGAGACTGTCTAACCATGTTAACAATTTGTGATTTTTCTGTGGCTATAGTAAGACCGATGGATGAATCGGTCATCATTGTTTTATCTTCAGATACTGACAGTTTTCTTTGTTCACCATCACACGAAATCACTAGATCCACGAGCTTACGTCTATTTTGCATAGGCATCGGAAATTGTGTCGGTGGCATTGGTTCGTCATAGGGTTTTGATACACTGACTACCGTTCCTAAACTGTACGTTGTGTTCTTTTTAAAAGTACCTGTTATCTCGAGTACGTGTATTCTGGTACCCGACGTTAACTGAGAGAATGTCATATCTTTATAAGTTTAAAGAATATGGGCAACTCTCATAGCTGCCCATATATCTTGATTAATATTTAGGCAGCTGGTGCAGGAGTATAATTCATCAATTGTATTACATTGTCACATTTATTAAAATATGCGATGTGTCTGTTCCCAGCACTAACTTGTGAACCAGTAATTGGCTCACTTGAAGCATTTACTAAAGGTATATTGCGAGTATTTGAAGCAGTACTTACAGAACCAGAAACCGAGATAAATACAGGTAGACTATCTCCTGAAGCTTCTGCTGTGTGTCTAACTTCCAAAACAATTACACCTTCTTTGGGTAATCTACACCATACTTTAGGGCAGATACCTAATACTACATTTTCAGTGGATTCACCTATTGCTATAGTTTTTACTTTAGGTATTACTAGATCTAAAATATTTACGGTGTTATTTCTACCAAATGGATTAAATACGAAAGGATACATAATCGCCTCCTTTCTTATTAAGCGCAACAGCTATCACCGTATCCATAAGGATAACCGTAACCGTATCCATTCAACCCACCATTACATCCATAAGGATTACATGTTAAGTAAGCAGGAACTGGACAAGGTCTAATTTGACTTACGATATTAGAAGTCTGTTGTTGTAGCAATGCAGAAGATTGTAATGCATTCTTTTCGTCACGTAATGTGTCGATCTTATTTTGCATTTCTCTCATCTCTAATTGACAGAACTTGTCATTGATAATCTGAGTCTGAGCGTCTATCTTAGCACCAAGAATGTTAAATCTTGTAGCATTTTCACTAGACAAGGTATTGAAACCTGAAGTAATAGCGTTCTGCAAAGTATTAGTTTGCTGACAGATAGACAATCTGTTATCAGCATTCATCTGAGTCAGATTCAAATTAACTGAATCAATTGAACGTTGAGTTGTGCAGCAACAGTCACTAATAGCTTTGATAACATTGCAGTCACCTGCGTTAACTGCATTAATTACTCTTTCTGCAGAGAAACCTACTTCACCGCCAACTTTACCAATTGCATTCTGGATAGAACACAAAGCGTTGTCAATTGACTTAACGTCGCAGTTCAGATTAGTAGATAATGTATTGATTGCATCTTTATTACCATTGATTGCTTGCATCAATAAGTCTGTATTGTTGTTTTGATTACCCATAGCAGCTAAACGAGCGAAATCCGAATTTGTTTCTGCTTGGTTTCCACGACCGAAGCCATTTCCACCCCATCCGCCCCACATCCAGAAGAGCACGATGATGAAGATCCACCACCAACCACCGTTACCACCGAACATGCCATTACCATTGTTCATCATGGCCATTAAAGCAGCGGGGTCAAAACCTTTATTAGCATTCTGCATTAACGCAGCGATACCAGCATCAATACCACCACGGTCTTGTACAATAATTCTTTCGTTTTCTAACATAATGATTTATAATTTAATTGATTTATATATAATTTGATAATTAGAAATATCTAACAGATGTGTTACGTCTATCTCTGGATTCTTTATCACGGTCACGCATTTCTTTTTCACGATCCCCATATTCATAC